GATGCCTCGGTTCAAGCCGCAGGTGCCGCGGCCGCCCGCGCCGCAGCCGCCGCGGCTGGTGGGAGTACCGTGCAGAGTTCGCCCCAAGGCGCCCAGGCCCCAAGCACAACATCAGGCGGAAAAGCACTTTTCGGGAGTTGATCGGTGGCTGAGGGTGGGGGATCTGCGGCGCAATTTGCGACTGCACCTTATGTCGAAATGGGGCCGTCACTGCTGTCTCAGCAGCCGGCGACCGCGCCTGACAAGCTCCAACCAGATGCGGAATGGTGGATCACGATATTCGCCTATCTCGAGGCTCGGCTCGGACGTCTCCGGACATGGCGGTATACGTGGTGGGCCTACTGGGCACGTCTAGCCGAATATTTTCTGCCCCGTCGCTATAAGTGGCTGGTCGTCGCCAACAACATGAACCGGGGCAACCCGATCAACGACCGAATCATTGATTCCACGGGTACGCTGGCGATGCAGACATGCGCCTCCGGCATGTGGACCGGGCTAACAAGCCCGTCGCGGCCGTGGTTCAAGTTGGACAAAGGCCTGCCGTGGATCCAGTTGGATGCCGACGGCAAGGAGTGGCTGGAGGACACCGAGCAGCGCGTCTACACGGTTCTCGGGCAGTCTAATTTTTATACGACGATGGCCCAGGCGTTTCAGGATGTGACTGTTTTTGGGACGGCACCGGTCATCATCTACGAGGATTTCCATGACGCGATTCGGTGCTATCTCCCCTGTGCTGGCGAATACTATCTTGCGGTCGGCGCGCGTAATTCAGTCGATACACTCTATCGCGAGTATACTTTTACAGTGCAGCAAATCGTTGAGTTCGCGACGCTGGCCAAGTGCCCTCCGGATATCCAAAAGCATTGGGAGGAACAAAGCCTAGAGATCGAATACGTGGTTTGCCACGCGATCGAGCCGAACTTCGACATAGCGAAGAAAGGGACCAAAAAGGGCAAGGTCGCCGTCGTTCCCGGCATCTTCACTTTCCGGGAGGTCTATTGGCTCAAGGGCATCAAGACGCCGGAGCCGCTGTCTCGCCGAGGTTTTCGGGTCCGGCCGTTCATGTGCGCGCGCTGGTCTACCGTCTCCAATGACGCCTATGGGCGATCCCCGTGCATGGACGCACTGGGTGATGACAAGCAATTACAGCTCGAGACCGTCCGCAAGGCTGAGTTCATCGAAAAGGGCGTTCGTCCGCCGATGGGCGCCAATCCGGAACTAAAGAGCGAGCCAAATTCGATTCTGCCAGGCCATACGACCTACATGGATACCTCGGGCGGCAAAAAGGGATTTTGGGCTCTGTTCGACGTCAACCCCGCGTGGCTGACGGGCATTACCGCCGACATCAAGGAAGTTTCGGCCCGGATCGAGCGCTGTCTGTTCGTTGATCTGTTCATGGCCATCTCGCGGATGGAAGGCGTTCAACCCCGGAACGAGCTCGAATTGACCAAGCGCGATCTAGAGCGGCTGCAGGAACTAGGGCCGTTCATTGAACTGTTTGAGACCGAATTTGCCGGTCCCGCGATCATGCGGGTGCTTGAGATCATGGAAAGGCGGCGGATGTTGAAACCCAAGCCGCCCTCGCTCCGCGGGGTGCCGCTCAAGATCAACTACATGTCGATCATGAAGCTGGCACAGCGTTCGGCCGAATCGGTCGCCATGAAGGACGTTTTTGCCACCATGGGCGAGCTGTCGAGCGCAGCCAAGGCTGCCGCGGTCCCCGATCCGATCCGGGTGTTCGATCTGGACAAGGCCGCGCGGAAATATGCCGACATCTCGAACTTCCCATCGGAATGCCTCTTCACCGAGCAGGAGGTCATCAAGCACGATCAGGCGCGACAGCAGGGCGAGGCCCAAGCCCAGCAGCCCGCCCAGATGGCCGCGGCCGTGCAGGCGGCCAAGACGCTATCCGATACTAAGCTTGAGTCCGGGAACGCTTTGTCCGCCTTGACTGGCCAGAGCGGCGCGCCGGCATGATCGACGTCTTTGCGGCATTCAGTCTCGCATCGGCCGCGTCACGATTGGAGAACGATGGACAGTTGATTGCGGATTGCGAGCGGATCTATGCGCTCTATGCCAGCGCCAAGGAGGGCAAACTCACATTCCGAGAAATCGGGGCAAGCGACGCTCTGAAAACCAATATCGAAGCGCTAGGCCGTATTTCTGCGGTAGCGGTAAAGCTGGCGCAAGACCCGAATCAGTTGAAGAATATTGAAGCACTTCTGGCATCACTCTGACTGTCTCGGCGGGGGCAGCATGGACGACGAACGTGAGATCAAGGCGCAAACATTGCGCGAGGCTGTTGTCGCGTGGATAGTGACGATGGCCATGGTTCTGATCATTCTGGCCATTGCCCATATCGCAGCCCACGCCCGTGATATCGACGGTAAATACGCCAAGGCCAATCCCGAGCTCCATTCATGGTTCGAAAGCCTGACCAGCGATCAGGGCTATTGCTGCGCCGAGGCCGACGGGTTTCCGTTGGAGGACGGAGATTGGGACAGCCAGGGCGAGCACTATTGGGCGAACATCCCGAGCAATCTGTTTGCCCCGCGGTCGAGCGATCCGAAATGGGTAGAGGTTCCTGACAACGCCCTGGTGAAGCAGCACAACAAGATCGGGCACGCGATGGTGTGGCTTTACAACAGCGGCGACGGCATCAAGGTCCGGTGCTTCATGCCGGGGACGGAAGGCTAGCACCAGCGTTTGAAGAGACCGGCCACAGCCGCGTAACGCTCCGGAAACAGCCTAGCCAGAGCTCGTTGATAGGCGCGGCGTTCCTTACGGGTTGGGAAGTTCATGGCTAGCTGGCCAACTTCGGTGAGTTCCCAATAACGGCCACCTGTTAGAGTTACTAAACCGGATTTGTATGAGGCCGAGGGATGTATCATCAAGTGGCAAATGGACTGGATAAAACCATGTTTGATTGGCAATTCGCGTAAGATAGTGTTCCGCGCGCGCACTGTGAATGTGCCTCATGCGATCCTCTCGCTCTCGCAGTCGGCCCAAAGCTTAAGTTCGATCCGGCGGTAGGATACACGATTCCAACGGAAGCGCACGAAGGGCGGCCCTTTGCCTTCGTTGTTGTTGGAAGCGAGATTCGCCAGGGTCTTTGGAGAGACGGGACAGCCGATCGAATGGAGATATTTCGACGCATCTTTGCGGTTCAACCATTCATTTTCCTCGACCATTGAAATCCCCCCGATTCCTTCCGATACCTAATAATCCCCAAATTTCCCGCTGTCTGCAAGCGGCATTGTTTCACGTGAAAAACTGACGCATTTCTAACGGTATGGGGCACCTTACCGAGCGCGAGATATTTGACTGCCTTGTGGACAACCTGAAGTCCGCGGCGCAGTCGTGTGAGTATTTGGCGCGCTCGCCCAAGAAGGGCCCGACCTATCACAAGCTTCGGAAAGAGTTGAAGCTGATCGAGGGCGCCGCGCGCCAAGCCGGCCATTGGCGCCGAGACGCGCGCTGGCTGCAGATCGGCCTCTACATGGAAGAGTGCCACAAGCGGGCCGGCGATTGGATCAGGGGTATCCAACAGCCCGACGGCTCGCGGCGGCCGATTTCTTTCGGCCAGATGCACCCGCTTTTCGTGAAGCTCGCCGAGGTCTTGCGCGCGTCGCACAAGGGCGCGCTTGATCTCAGGGACAAGGCTACGGGCAAGGTCGGCGCGATCCTGCCCAAACCGCAGCGTGTTGACCGTCCCGTCGGGGCACCGATCGGCTGGCGCAAGTCCAGCGGCGGGATACTGGTCTCGACATGAACGATGACGACGAGTTTGGCCAGCCCGATCAACCCGCGCTTCCAAACCTCTCGGACGCGGCAGACGAGCGCGCCGTCGCCCGCAAGCGGGAAATCGCCAAGCTTGCCAAGGAGAACGAGCAGAATTTTTGGCGCCGATCTCTGGCCGACCCCGTGGGGCGCAAGGCTATCTGGAACCTTCTTCAAGGCCTTGGAACTTTCGAAAACAAGTATGGCGTCGGGCCAAACGGTTTTCCGCAGCCTGAAGCGACTTGGGCGGCATATGGCCAGCGGGATTTTGGCCAGCGGTTTTATCGTACTCTTCTGCTTGCTGACCGGGATGGTGTTGGCCGCATGCATGACGAGTGCGATCCAGACTTCATGGCGAACCAACGGAAGCCGCGGAGGAATGTTGTAAATGGCTGAGCCGAGCGAGCAGAAACCGGTTGAGACGCCCGTGGCATCGCCCACCCCGGCCCCGGACGCGCCTGTTCCTGCCGTTCCGGAGCAGGTTGCACCAGCCCCGGCGGCTGAGCCGGCTGGTGCGGCTCCGGCTCCCGAAGTCACGCCTACACCGGAAGCGCCCGCCGAACCGACCTTGCTCGAGAAGTTCGACACGGAGAAAGCCGAGGCCGACAAGGCGAAAGAGAAACCCGCAGAACCGACCAAGCCTGCCGAGCCGGAGATCAAGTCGGAAGAGCCCAAGAAAGAGGGCGAACCGGAAGCCAAGGCGGCTGAGCCGGCCAAGCCAGACCCTGTCGCCTACGAATATGCGCTGCCCGACACGCTCAAGATGGATGAGGCGACGAAGGGCGAACTGCATACCGCGCTGGATTCCTTTCGTGCGGACCCTGCTAAGGGGGCGCAGGGCTTGATCGACCTGCACAACAAGGTGATGACAGCCTACGATACGTCACTCCGTGAGCAGATCAGAAATGATCAGGTCAAAGCCTTCAATGACATGCGCAAGGATTGGCGCACGAAGGTCATGGCCGATGAGCAGATCGGCGGCGCAGGTCATCAAACGTCCATGGGGGCTATCGCCCGGATGCGTGATCTGTTCGTTGCAGAAGAGGATCGGGCCGAGTTCGAATCGTTCCTGAAATATACCGGAGCGGGCGACAATCCGTATTTTCTGCGGATGCTGCACAACGCCGCGCGCTATTTCGATGAGCCCGGCATGCCCGAGCCGAATGCCCAGCCGACCAAGGACGCCGGTCGCCCGCAGAACAGGCGCGCGACTCTTTACGATAACCCGAGAAGTCCAGGAAATCGTCAGTGATAGATGATTTCCGTAACAGCTTGATATAGGAGGCTAATTTGGCGACGGGACAATGGCCCACAATCATTGACCTTTCTTCCCGCATCAACGGTGCGCAGAAGCAGGTCTACATCTCGGAAATGCTGTCCCAGGCGAACGAGGTTTGGGACGACATGCCCGTTCTGGAGTCCAACGAGATCGGCGGCCATGAGTTTGTGTTCCGCACGTCCATTCCGGCCGGTGCGTGGCGCCAGTACAATTTGGGCGTTCCCTACAGCAAATCGACCACGGCCAAATCGCGCGTGGGTCTCGGTTCGCTTGAGGACTATTCCCAGGTCGATCGCATGCTCGCCGAGGACTCCGGCGATGTCGATCGGTTTCGTGAGAATGAGGACGTGGCCTTCCTCGAAGGCATGAGCCAAACGATGGCTCAAACCCTGTTCTACGGCAATACGACGGCGACGCCGGCCGAGTTCATGGGTTTTTCCCCGTTCTACAACACGATTGCCAACGCGCAGAACGGCGTGAATGTCATCAATGGCCTGGGCACGGGGTCATCGAATTGCTCACTGTGGCTGATCTGCTGGGGCGAACGGACCATTTTCGGCCTCTATCCGCGCGGCTCCAAGGCCGGCATTACCATGGAGGACAAGGCCGATACGGTGCCGGGCTTTGATTCCGTCGGCAACCGGTTCGAAGCCTACACATCATGGTTCCGGCATCAGCTCGGGTTGTGCCCGCAAGATTGGCGCTTTGGTGCTCGTGTCGCGAACATCGATACCACGACGGCCGGCCTCGCCGGGCCCAATGCGCTCGACATCTTCGCCACCATGGCCCAAGTCATGTTCCTGCCGCCGCATCTCGGCAAGGGGACGTCGGGAATCACCAGGACCGATGCGGTGAACGATCCGGCGCCGAGCATCCGGCCGGTATTCTACTGCAACCGAACGCTGCGCCACTGGATGGACGTGCAGGGCATGCGCGACCGAAACGTGCTGCTGCATCTCACCGATTATGCCGGCATGCCGTGCGATGTGTTCCGCGGGATTCCGATCAAGATCGTTGACCAGCTTACGAATACCGAGGCGCGGGTCATCTAATAAGTCGGCGCAGGCCGAGAAAGGGAAAGTCTCATGCGTTCCGATGCATTAGTTGCCTTCGTGCCGATTGGTGCTCCGTTGTCGCTGGTAGGCGCGGCGGGCACGGCTATCGCCTCCAACGTGATTGATCTGATGGGTGTTGGCGTTGGCATCGCTCCGCCGAATATCATTGGCGTGCCAAACCTGATCTGGGGCACGGATATGGGCGTTGGCAGCGGCAGCCGCCCAGAATTGAACGTCGCGATCGGCACGGCTGTAACCGGGGCGGCTGGGCAACTGCTCAAGATCGCCCTGCAGGCGGCGCCAGATCAAGGCGTGGCGGGCGGCTTCCAGCCCGGCACTTGGCAGGATGTTGTCTCGCAGGACAACATCGCGACGGCCAACCTGACCGCTGGCGCAGTGCCATTCAGATCGCCGTTTATTCCGACCATGCCGCCGGGGCTACTGCCGCGGTTCATGCGGCTGTTGTTCTCGCCGATGACGGCAACGACACTCCCGTCCGGTTCGTTCACGAACGGAACGGTCGCCTCGGCCATCGTCACGCTCGTCCGCGACGACCAGGCCAACAAGTTCCAGCAAAAGAACTATACGGTCGCCTAGGCGGCCAATCCCCCATAGCAGGATTTGAACCATGGAAACCGAAGAGACGCAGCCGAAGAAGCGAGGTCGCAAGCCGAAGGCCGCAGTGACCGAGACGGCGGAGTTCAAATCCGCACTGAATGATGCGGTCGAAAAGGCCATGCAGGGGATTATGGCCTCGCTCGGCTCAATGCGCGAGATCGGGGCGGCGGTCGTGCCTGATGACACTGATGCGAAATGGTCGCGCACGCTCGCAACGGCGATTGCCGAAATGGCGGATCAAGGAACCAGCCGCAAGCGGGTTGCTCCGGAAATTCTCCAGAAGCGCAAGGAAGCCAAGGATCTGATGGATAACCTGATTATCCAGGCGCGCGCTGACGGCAAACTGCCGAAGTACCAGCTTCGCGCCAAGGTCTATCTGGACGAGATTCTGGTTGATCCGATGTGGGTCAATCCCAATTCGAAACGGGCGGAGCCGACCGTTATCGAATGGCCTGAAGATCCGAGCGAGGCGATGATTCCACTTAACGACGTCGCCAAGGAAATTCATTCCGCCTTCATGGATTCGATCGGCAGCGTCGTCAGGGTTGTCCAAGACAAGCCGTTCCGTGTGACGGCGGGCGGCCTTGTGGTGAACGGTCAGGCCCCGGCCCGCCGCATCAATCAGGTTGGCACCGGCGAGGGGACTCAAGGCCTGCGGATTGCGCATCGCAGCGAGGACAACGTCAGCGGCGAGACGCTGATCAACATCCTGGGGACGGTTGCGCCCCCGGCGCGGCAGAACAACGCATCGCCTGCGACGGCGCGAGCCAGCGTGGCATAGGGGGAATCATGCGTCTGTGGATGAAAAAGGCTGCCTACTCGGCGCTGATCCTTGGGATTTTCATGATCCCTGGGCATCAACTGCTGTTCGATTTCATCGACAGCGTCGCGGCCCAGAGCGGCGCGCTCGGAACGACCGTTCTTTCGAACATCACCGGGAACGAGATTGTCTCTGTCGCAGGAACGGGGCCACAGATTCAATCTGTGACCACGAACCAGCTCCGCAACGCCAATAACTACCAGTTGCAGGGCGCTGGAACCACGGTCACGGTTACCGCCAACGCCAACGTGGCAAAATTCGTCGTCACTGGTGCCATCACCACGCTCAATTTGACCATGCCGCCTAGCCCGGCGGATGGGCAGACGTTCGAGGTGGCGTGCCCAGGTGGCACCGCATCGACGGTTGCCATGAGCGCGAATGCTACACCGAGCGGGACCACGCTCTCAGGTACGTCATTCACGGGCTGCACGTCCGGCGGCGCGGCGGCGAACGGCGCCGAGTGGATTTACGGGCTCGCCAACAACATTTGGTATCGGATTCAGTAGCATCACGAACGGAGAGACGGATATGAAGAGGTTATTGATTGGGGCGGCCTTCGCTCTCGCGTTTGCCGGTCAGGCGTTCGCCCAGTCGACGCCGCTACCAACGGTGCCGACCGTTACCCCGACGTCGGATGTGCTGCAGATCATCCCGAGGGGAGCACCGTCGGCGCAAAACCTGTATGTTCCGCTTTCAGGCGTGCAGAGCTCCGAACAGTACGCCAAGGTAGCCATTACCACGGCATCGAACTATTCGACGTCGCCGGGCTATTCGAACACCTTCCAGAACTTCCAGAGCGATATTCTCGTCACGGCACCGGGTACGCTGTCCTATCTCTACTTCACGTTTGCGCCGAACCCGTCGGATGGCGCGCGTGAGTGCTTTTATGCCAACCAGACGGTGACCACGGCTTATCCGACCGCAAACACGACCTTGAACGCTCAAGTCGTGAACGCCAGCAACACCATCACATCGATGACGGCGAGCACGCGCTATTGCTTCCTGTATTCGGTGAGCAATCTGCAGTGGGATAGGGATTAGGTGTGCGCGCAATGGCCGTCCTCGCCTTCTGTGTGGGGGCGGCCTATTGGCCCGGACTTTACTCGTGGGCGATGCCGAAGTGGTGGACGATGGCGATCGGGCTGGCTCTTTTCGTTCCCTTCAGCATCCGGGATATCGACCCGGTAGCGGCCGGCCTCGCCGCGTGCGGCCTCTTGATGGCTGGGCTTTCCGTATTCGAATCGCCGCACTTTTATGGCGGCTGTCTTGATCTCTTCTTTTGCATTCTGCTCTGCGGCATGGCTATGGGGGCGGCCGCATTGGATGACGTCGGCCCGGTGATTGGGTGGCTCGGCTGGGCCGTGTCAATCTCCGTGGCCGCGTCGGTCTTTCAGGTCTTTGGCTGGTATATCGCGCCGCATGTCGGTTATGCCGGCCTTTATCTCAATTCGGAAGTGATGGGGGAACTGGCAGCGGTCCTGTTTATCTGGGCATTCTGGTCGCGACGATGGCATTTTGTGGCGATCATGGGTCTTTCCGTTGTTCTGTGTGCGTCGCGTATTTCGTTCTTGGTGGTGGCTTTGGGGTTGCTCTATGGCTGGCGGGCGCCGCGTTGGGTCAAATGGGGGCTATTGGCCTTCGCGGCGGCTGTCGGTTTTTTCGCAATCGGCTATCTCGGCGACTACAAAATGCAGACCGCCATGACCCGCATGATTCTGTGGGGAACGGCGGTGCTCTCGCTTGTGCCTGGCGGCCATGGTCTCGCGTGGTGGCATGCCGCGCATCCCTTTGCGCTCGAGGAGTTCGTTCACAGCGACGTTCTGCAATGGATGGTCGAGGTTGGCGTCGGCGCGGTGTTTTTCCTCGCGATTCCGGTTATGGTGCTGCGTCGCGGAGTTGGCGGGGTGGCGGAGCGTGCGGCCTATATCGGGATTTGTGTCGAGGCTGTCATCAGCTTTCCGTTACATATGCCGACGGCAGGTTTTCTTGCCGCTGTGCTTACGGGGCATCTTGCTAGCCGGCGCATTGATGTTTGCGTGGCGGGATCTCAACGCGGAATGGGCGACGATTTCGTTGTTCGATGGACGGCCAAAGCCGCCCGAAGTCTGGCTGGTGCGCTCCCAGGAAATCGTAGAGTGGTTTCCGTTCGATCAGCACTTGCGGGATTTGCGGATGCTGGTGCGGCGCCGAATCTGGGATCAGGTTAATGCCGAGCGTGAGCAAGAGACAACACAAACTC